GAGAGCGAGCAGAACGAGAGCGAGCAGAACGATGGCAACTAAGCGAGAGAGAAAAGGCTATTATAACAGAATTGAACAAGAAATAATTTTGAAAATCATGCACAGAAAGGGGTGAAAAAATGGGTCTGATAAATCGTTTTAAAAACAGGTCACAGGTAGTGACCCGATATAAGATGATGACGGAAATCGGCAACGGCTATTATAGCTGGGACGGCAACGTTTATCATTCAGACTTGGTGCGTGCCTGCATTCGCCCAAAGGTCAAGGCTATCGGGAAACTGACCGCAAAGCATATCAGAAAATCATATAGCCGAAATGGTGACGGCAGTATCGAGATAAACCCTGAACCATATATGCGAATGTTGCTGGAAGAGCCAAATGAATTCATGACAATGCAGAAAATGTTGGAAAAAGTCGCAACGCAGTTGTGTTTGAACAACAACGCATTTATCCTGATTATCCGTGACGGCAACGGCTATCCTACAGAGTTATATCCTATTCCTGCAGACAGTGCAGAATGCGTATATATTGGCAACGATTTGTATTTGAAATTCACATTTTTCAATGGGCAAAGATATACGTTCCCATATGCAGATATCATTCATCTGCGTAGTGATTTTTATAAGGACGATATCTTCGGAGAACGGCTGAGTGAAACGCTGACACCATTAATGGAAATCGTAACAACTACAGATCAGGGTATTGTCAAGGCTATCAAGAATTCGTCAATTATTCGCTGGCTGTTGAAGTTCACCAGTTCCCTGCGTCCTGAGGATTTGAAGAAGCAGGCACAGGAATTTAGTGAGCAGTTCATGAGCGTTCAGAACGGCACAGGTGTTGCGGCGGTCGATAGTAAGGCGGACGCAAAGCAAGTTGACGCAAAGGATTATGTACCGAATTCATCGGTCATGGAAAAAACCACGCAACGTATCTATTCGCTGTTTAACACAAACGCAAATATCGTGCAATCAAACTACACCGAAGACCAATACAACGCCTACTACGAATCAGAGATAGAACCAGTGGTAATGGAACTGGCTAGCGAATTCACAAGGAAACTATTCAGCCGTATCGAGAGAGGGTATGGCAACAAAATAGTTTTTGAAGCGTTCAATCTGAGCACTGCGTCGATGTCAACTAAGTTGAATTTGGTGCAGTTCTTTGACCGAGGCATTATGAACGCAAACGAAATCCGAAGCGTGTTTAATCTGGCTGACATTCCTTCGGGCGATCAGTACTATGTCAGACTAGACACGGCAAAGATAGACAGCGGCGAGGGAGGTGAAAACGATGAAAGTTAACGTCAAAGGTACAATCATTCCGAATGATGACCAGTGGATCTATGACCTTTTCGACATTGACGCCACTTCTCCTGCAAAGGTTTCAAAGGGTATAACTGCGGCGGCTGAAAAAGGCGAGCCGTTGGAAATTTACATCAACTCTGGCGGTGGTGATATTTTTGCGGCGTCCGAAATCTATTCGGCAATCCGTGAATATTCAGGTGACGTCAAGATACACGTTGTTGGCCTTGCGGCAAGTGCGGCAAGTGTGATAGCGTGTGCAGGTAGGTCAGATATATCACCGACGGCACAGATTATGGTGCATAACGTATCATCGGTGGCAAGCGGTGATTACCATGACATGGACAAGATGTCAGAGAATTTGCAGAAAGCCAATGAAACCATTGCAAATGCCTACATAACCAAATCAGGCATGACAAAGGAAAAGGCACTGGAAATCATGGATAAGGAAACATGGCTGACGGCTGATGAGGCGGTTGAGCTGGGATTGATAGACGAAGTTGCAGGAAGCAAGAACGTCAAGTCACAGCTTGTGGCGGCCTACTGCGATATCATACCGCAGAATGTAATCGAAAAAATGAAGGCCGAGCGTGCTGATAAAAAGATAACAGCACAGGCAAGGCTAGACAAACTAAAGGAGGGTTATAAAAATGACAAGACAGGAAATGCTTGACAAGGCTCAGGCTCTCATCAACAAGGGCAATTTTGAGGAAGCTGAAAAGCTGATGAATGACGCTGAAAAGGCGGCAAAGACACAGGCAAATCTGAACGCTATGACAAAGGACCATGCGTCAGAAACTATGAAAGATCTGATTGAAAGGAATGAAAACAAGATGAGCGAGAATGCGATCACACACACATCAAACATTTATGACAGTATCGAGTACAGAACTGCATTTATGCACAACGTTCTCGAAGGCACACCAATCCCTGCAAAGTTTGCGAACGAGGCACAGAGCACAAAGACCACTGACGTTGCGGCTGTTATTCCGTCAACAACCATGCAGAGAATCGTTGAGAAGCTGGAGGAACACGGCCAGATCTATGCACTGGTTACAAAGACAAATATCAAGGGTGGTGTGACAATCCCTACTTCAAGCGCCAAGCCAGTTGCAACATGGGTTGCTGAGGGTGCAAGCTCTGACACACAGAAGAAGACTACAGGCTCAATCACTTTCAGCTATTACAAGCTGAGATGTGCTATCTCCATGTCACTTGAAGTTTCTGTGGTATCACTTGACTTCTTCGAGACAGTATTTGCTAACCAGGTAGCCGACGCAATGATCGCCGCTATCGAGACAGCAATCATCAAGGGCGACGGCTCTGGCAAGCCAAAGGGTATCACAAAGGAAACTGTTGTCAGCGGTCAGAACGTGGACGTTGCACTGGCAAACGGCATTACATACAATACCCTGTGGGATATGAAGAAGAAAATTCCGTCAGGCTACAGAGCAGGCGTTAAGATGTTCATGAACTATGCAACATTCTGCGACATTCAGGCACTGACGGACACAAACGGACAGCCTATCGCTAGGGTCAACTATGGTCTTAACGGAGATATGCAGCCATCAATCCTTGGCACACCTGTTGTGTTCTCTGACGATATCGACGCTTATGCGGACGCTGTATCGGCTGACACAATCGTTGCATTCTTCTTCCGTCCTGAGGACTATATCCTCAACACAAATCTCCAGATGACAGTCAAGAGATATGAGGATAATGACACCGAAGACCAGGTAACAAAGGCGGTCATGCTGGTAGACGGTAAGGTCATTGACAAGAACAGTCTTGTAACGCTCACAAAAAAGAGCAAGTAATCACGATGATAAAGGGGGCATAACGAATGCTTGAAAGTTTGAAAAATTCGCTGAGGATATCACATAACAAGCTAGATAGCGACATTATGTCAAACGTGGACGCCTGCATGGAAGACTTAAAGCGTGTGGGCGTGTTCGTTCCCTTTGACGCTGACGATTGCAGTGCAATTCTGAAAAAGGCTATCGAAAACTATGTCAAATGGCAGTATGATTTCAACGGCAAAGGTGAAGATTTCCGCAAAAACTACGAGCGTTTGCGAGACGCACTAAGTCTGAACGAGGACTATACGGAGGGGATTTAACGATGTTCAATGATGTTGTAAAAATCGCCAAAGCAAAGATAGTTTCAGACGAGATAGGAAATCAAGAAAAGGTCGTTGACTGGGAGAATGCTAAAGAAGTGTTCTGTCAGGTATCATCAATTTCACGTTCTGAATTTTATAGCGCCGCACAAGCAGGGTTTCAACCCACGCTGAAAATCAAAATGGCAGATTACTATGACTATGATGATGAAGATATGTTATTCTATAACGGTCGGGAGTATCGTATCATACGCACATATGTCACAGGAACAGCCATTGAGTTGACGGCTGAACGTTTTGGCGGTGATAACTGATGAAATCGGTTGAGATTGATGTCAGCAAACTGGCGAAACAGGTCGCTGATGACCTAAAAGAATACAGCGAAGAAACCGCAAAGATAGTTGACGGCTGTATTGACGAGGTCGCAGACCAGTGTGTCGAAAAGCTGAAAACCACATCACCACGTCGCACAGGTAAATATGCCGAAAGCTGGAAAGCCGAAACAGTATATGCTAAATCGGGCAACAAACGTGTGATTGTGCGTAACAAAAAATATTACTACTTGACGCACCTGCTGGAATACGGTCACGCAAAGAAAGGCGGTAAGGGCAGAGTAAAAGCATTTGTGCATATTAAACCTGTTGAGGAATATGCACAAAAGGCACTGCCTGAGTTGATAGAAACGAGGTTGAAGAAATGAATTTGACATTGGCTGACATACGTTCACGATTAACGGCTATCGACGAACTGAAAGACAAAGTCGCATACTATTCATCGCGTGATGAAATGAAAACGCCATACTGCGTGTTCTATCGTGAAAGCACCATAGACAGCGGAGATGATATGCACCCCGCAAGCCTGCGAGAGCAGACGATAGTCATTGAATTGTACACTAAAAAAATCGACGTTGAACTAGAAACGGC